TAATGTATGAGGATTTCTTTGATGCTTGGTAGGTCGTTATCAATTGTTATCACCATTTTCTGTTTTCTCCTTTAACCATTGGGTTAAATCTTGGACCACCCAAGCCCTATCTATTGATGTATTCCTTCGCTTAACTATAACATAATGAAGAGGAACTTCCTGTAAATCCCTAGCCTTGGCGTAGTTAATTGCTTCCACCTCTGCCTCTTCCCAAAACCTAGGTAAATCAATCTTTTTTACATTCTTAAGTTCTAAGATGTAGGTTTTGCCAGCAATAATAGTAACTAAATCACCTTCATCATTAGCCCCAGCCTTAGTTAATCGCTCTATCCAAAGCCCCATCTTTCTAAAAAACTTGAGGACATCTATCTCAAACTTTGAACCCTTGCGCCCATTTGGATTAGCCATTTGTAACCTGAATCAAATCATCTATCTCACATACATATCTAACACCATAACCAAAATCTTTTTCATAACATACTTTAAGAAACTTATCTCTTGATATATCACCCCACACTATAAACCTTGAATTAATATGTGGTTGGGTTCTATCTCCAATAAGAGTCACAAGTATTGCATAATCTGCTGTAAATAATTCTTTGCTATTGAATATAAGTTCCTTAGTTACTGTAGTCTTGACTTGATAAGTCTTACCATCTATAACTAAATCGTGCCCAGCATCACCACCAGTTAGAACTCTATCGTCAGTTGTGGTTTTGTATACCTTAGCAGCAGCCAGTTCGCCTAGGTAACCCATAAGATTGACAGCCCAAGATGTATTGTTGGCATCAAACTTCTTATCAGTAACATTGAACTCTTGTTTATCTTTACGCATTGCATCAACAAATTGCAAAGAGGATTCAATTTCTTCAGGCGTTAACTTTATTTCTACCACTTAAGACGCACTTTTATCTTTTTTAATAATACGAATAGCCCAATCCATACCCATATTCAAGCCTTCACTCCACTCATCTTTGACTGGAATCTTTGCTTCCTCAATCCTTTTAACTGCCATATCTATTTCTGATTTGGTTTGAAGAATCACAAGTTGACGAATCTCTTGTGTCATATCATTCTCTTCTGCAATCATATCTCTACACGCTTTCTGGAATATCATCCATATACATATACTCAGGATTAAATGCAAGCCACACATTTATATTGGCATTAGCATCAGCCCTACCATAACGATTCTTTACTGGTGCTACAGCCATTGATGTTCCTACCACACCAAGTGTTGCAATCAGGGCTGGTAGTTGTGCTACCTTTCCTTGTAATGCAGAACGTGGTTGGCAAGGACGACCTTCTACTGCCTCGCTGGTATGGTGAAGAACAATAACTCCAGCGTTTGTATGACGTGCTAAAAACTTTAACTCTTTCATAATGGCTCGCATTGAAGCAAACTCTTCACCGCCATCAGTTGCAATATCCATTAAGTTATCTACAAAGATAACAACAGGAGGACAACCCCACAGTTCTTCAAAGGCTTGTACCTCTTCATCAATATCTTGTAGTGATGGACTTGATTCAAAAGACCACACAATATGGCTACCCTTTGCAAGAGTGGCTTTGGTCCAGCCCAAATCATTCTGAAGTAGTTGTTCTACATCACTCTGGTTTTTGCCACTAATCATTGATGCAAGGCGCATAGCCATAGTATGTGCATTAGTATCTGCTGAGATGTAAAGTGTTGGAACTTTCATCTTAAGTGCCAAGGCTAAGGCAAGCGTAGACTTACCAACACCAGGCGTTCCAGCAAGCATAGATACTTCTGCTCGACGAAATATTATTTTGTTAGAATCAAAAGCCTTGAACACAGAGGGCAACGGTTCGCCACCTATATCCGCTCTTCCTACAGAACGGACAAGTGTCTTCAATTATTTAATCCGAACTTGATAAAACATTCTAAAATAAACTTGTACATTTCTAAATCTAATAAGTACATTTCTAATTGCCAAAGTATTTCAATCATTATATTCCTGTCTTAAGTTAGAAGAGAGGCAGTTACTTCCCCTATAACTACCCCTCTTCTAATTCTATTTAGTTAACTGGTTTGCATTGAGTCGCACCCTGTGGTTCAGGGCAAGACCAGAATGCGTACGGTTGTCCGTTCTTCTTTGATACACCACTACGGAATATTCTTGCACCGTGTATGCAAGTTGGGCTATTTGTACCTGATGGAGCCGAGGCTTGGGTTGGTGCGGAGGTAGTGGATTGCGGAGTGCTTGGAGTTGAAGCGGATGTCCCCAAAGGGGCTAAGTTATAAGCACCACGTACCATCTTTGCAGTCGCTGCGACTTGTGCTGAGTAGTCACTTATACCTTCAAGTAATACGCTGAGTTCATCAGCAGTATTTGCACGAATGTTAATCATATCTGAATCACGACTATCACTTGTGCGGATAGAAACTTGCAGTTTCCAGTCTTCGTTATTCACTTGCTTTCTCCTTTGGGGTATCAAAGCCAAACATATGTCGGGCTTCTTCTTCTGTTATTACTTTTAAGTCAAGCGCAACAAGAATGTCTTGACCTGATATGTTGATGTTTATAGTCATCATTTCTCTTTCTTAAATGTGCAATGTTCTGTAAGTCCACAGAAACTGCAACTGGATAGGTTAGGTAAGAATACACCAGCCTTACGAGCCTTATCAAAACCCGACACCATATATTCAAGCATTGAAAGTGTATACCTACTTAAGTCAATCATCTCTCCTGTCCCAGCCTCACGGCTCATCCAGTAGTTTCCTAAATTGACTTCTATTCCGAACTGCATCTCAAGTCCAACCTTGTAGAAACCAAGTTGTAAATCAGATACAGGTCTTCTTGCACTTGTCTTCAAGTCAACAATCACAAGTTGACCGTTAACTTCAAAGACTCTATCAATCACCATCTTCACAGGAACATCTGCGATAACAGGATTGAGTTCTATTTCGACTGCCTTAGCACCTTCAGGTGTGCGCCATATCTTCCAGTCAGGGTTATTCTTTCTCCACATAATATAATTATCTACCCAGATTGAACCTTGGTTCATCCACCAGACAGCATCTTCTCTGTCAGGGTTAGCCTTGGTTGAACGTCCAGCAATTCTTGCTTTAGAAAAATCTAAGTCTTTAGTTTCTTTTAACCAAGCAATATCCCAATAAGCATTACTCATTTTCTAAGTCCCACAATTCTGCAGCGTGGTGAAATGCTCTACCACCAGCAGACCAAATGCTTGGCTCTTCAGGTAGTTGCATTAAACGACCTAAGTAGTATTGATAACCACAGGTCAGGTAAGTTGTGAATGCTGAATAACTTATATGTCCAGGTAATTTGTAATCACCTAATTGAAGCATTTATTTTCCCCTGTCTAATTGTATTACCTAAACCCCTAGGAGGACAGGAGAGTACTCGACTAGAGGCTTAGGTAAACCTATTTATATATTATAATATATATTATATAAGGGGCTTCGCCCCTATATATATGCTATAATATATCTCAATTATACACTAAAGACAGGGGAATGCAAGTTGGACAATCATCAGCGAGTCTCACAAGAATCAGTTACTTTTCCTAACTGGTTTGATTCAACACCAGCAATTAAAAACTTTGAAGAATTACTACGTAGTTTTGCTGGCAAGCCTGACCTAAAGTTCCTACAACTTGGTGCCTTTATTGGTGATGCAAGTATCTGGTTACTAGATAATATTCTTACTGACCCTACCTCACACCTAACTGATGTTGATACTTGGCTAGGTTCAGGCGAAACAGAACACGACAAGATGAACTTTGCTGATGTTGAATCTGCATACGATTTTAGAACTAAAAAATATAATAACCTGACTAAGTACAAGGGAACTACTATTAGTTTCTTACGTCAAGCACCGCTTGACTACTATGATTTTATTTATATTGATGCTGACCATACAGCAGTAGGAACATTACTTGACGCTGAACTTTCTTGGTTATGTCTTAAGACTCAAGGAGTTCTAGCCTTTGATGATTATGAATGGAGTGATGGTAGGGGTGATGCCTTTCGTCCAATGCCAGGGATTAATTCTTTCTTAGATAGACACGAAAAAGAGTTAGTACTGCTCCAACGCAACTGGCAATTATGGGTTTTAAAAACAGAAAAGACCCCCTCACCCAGTATTTCTACTAAGTGAAGGGGTAAAAGTCTCTCTAAGGTGCCTTGGAAGGCTTTTAAAGGGGTACTACTCGGCTCCTAGACCATACTCTCTTTCGGTCTTATCTGCCCATTTAGCCAATGGTCCAGCAATAGAGCCGATTAGGATTGCTTGTTCTGGAGCAAGGTCAGCAGCAAGTGCTAGACCCATTGTAACTGCTGATGCTAGAACTGCACGAAGGTAAGACTTGACTGCAGACTTAGTCTTCTTGCTTTTCAATTTAGCAATTAACTCTTTCATTTGTTCTCCTTTTTTGGTAACGGCTTTATTGAAGCCTTTACTTTGTTGAGTGTTGGTGCTTTTCCCATCCAAGCAAACCAAGGTGATGTGTCGTTACCGCAGTTATCTTTGATGGAAATATGTAGATGTTTATTATGCTGATTGATTCCAGTATATTTGGATTCACCATTCTTGGCTGACCAAATTTTACCAGTAAATATTAAATACTTAACCCTAGGGTCTGACTTTAACTTCTCGTATATATCAAAACAATCAATATCATTCTTCGGGTCGTGAGTTAAATCAACTGCAAACCCTGTATTGTGGTCAGAGGTTGGGCTGGATTTCAGGTGAGCAGCAGACGGAAGAAGCCCATCTGAGGCTTTCTTGCGCTTGGGTCTTAACGCCGTCGCTTGACGGAGAACAGCAATTGCAGCAGGTGTGGCTCTCTTGGCAACAGTTGTCATTGGGCATCCTTTATTCCTTTATCCATTAATAGTAAACGTAATGCTGAGATTTTGTCTGGTCTAAATCCAGACCAATGAAAGTTATTATGTATAACTACAGGTGCTTGCTTATAACCTAAATCTGCTACAACTTTAGCAGCCTGTAAGTCCTGACTTAAGTCAACAACTGTGTATTCAATTTTATATTTATCAAGATACTTCTTAGTCATATCACATTGAACACAAGTTGGTAATGTGTAAACTGTTACTGACATACTGCCCCCTATTTTTTATTGATAAGTATACTGATTATTTCCTCAACTTGTCGTTCTAGCCTGTCAACAGAGTCACGAAGACTTGAACCACCATTCGGGCGAAGTTCAGACAAATAGTGTTTAACTAAGTGTCTTACCCCTATTGCAAGTGCTCCAAGTAAAGTTGTCATTGATACCGCAATCGCAGCCCAGTCAGCAGGTGTCATAGTATTATACCGTTCTAATAGTTATGTCAATGACTCCACCATAACCAGTAAAGCCTCGGTCAGGGGGAGTGAGTCGTGTAAATGAAATTTGTTCAATAACGCATTGACGAGATTCGCCAGTCGTTAAGTCTTGCCACGTTACAACGTCACCATTCTCTTCAATAGATTCTAGTTGAGAGATGCGGTCAAAGGCTCTGCCTTCATAACCAACTTGTACGTTGTATCGGTCTGTCTCCACGTCATAACAATAGACGGGAAATCTCATTACTCTTTGGCGAGGTGTAGCAATAGTTGCCTTCGCCTGATAGCCCTTCATAATAGGACCTAGTGATGCAGTTGTTCCATCACGATAAAAGATAAACTTGTAAGCCACATACTCTTGAGCATCTTGTGGTTGGCTAGTTGATACCTCAACAGGGGGCACAGATGAGTCGTATGAGATATGGTCATACTCTGTACCTTCTGCATCAACTGTTTCTAAAGTCATAGAGCCGTGGGTAAAGTCACCACGAGCAACAAGACGTTTATAATTCTTAGGTTCTAATGTGTTATACCTTATGAAACCAGTTTGTAAATATCCAGTAGGCGCTAATTGTGTTTCATCTTCAGCATAAGTTGAACCAGGTACATTAGCCAAAGCAGTTGTAGATGTTACTGCTGTTGATGTTACGGTTGCAGTAACTGCGCTTGTGTATGTAAAGGTTGTAGTAGTTGCTGAAGTTAAAGTCCAAGCACTTGTAGTTGAGTTAAAGTTAGAATCTACACCTTGTACCCACACAGAACTTCCAGCCACAAGTCCGTGAGCAGAGGCAGTTGTAAGGGTAGCAACACCTGCTGTCATTGCTTTATTAGTAATAGTTCCACCAACACTATTGGCTGAAGTTGCAAACCAAAGTTGGTCAGTACCATTAGCAAAAGCACAAGCAGTTGTTACGTGACCAGTTACTCCTGTGTAGTAAAGGTCATTAGCCCAAGCAAAACGTAAAGTTTCAATCTCAGCACTTAAGTCAATACGGATAACACCAGGCTCGCCATCTACGCTGGTTGCACACCATACATAGTGGTCTCTACTTGCAAAGTCATAGCAAGGTTGAGTGGTTTCTAAAATAAGTGGACCATAGTTAATAGAACCATCATCAGATACTTGTGCTACACGAACACCTAGGTTAGTACCAATCATCATATAACCTAAATAGTAATGAATCTTATGTACTATCTCACCTACTGGGAACTCAGCAGCAATTATTGCAGAGGTTAAGGTTGGCATTACACCAGCAGAAGATAGGGTAAATCTTAAAATTGTAGATTGAATTCCATTGTATCCAGATACATAGATAGATGTTCCTGATGCAGCAACGCTAGTATATACGTGAGAAGTAGATGGATGTGTATAAACTGGGGAAGGCATAGCGACTGCAGAACTAGAAAATTCATAAACTTTATTATCAGCACACATTACAATACGGTCTTTTACGTATTCCATAGTGGCGTTAGAAATTAAGCCAACCTCATCAAACATTGTAGTTACATCTGCAGTTGAGGCTGAAGTACCAGTTAAAGGTTTTTTGTATACGGTTTTCTTTGTTGCTGTGTTAGTAATCCAGAATGCCGTAACACCATCATCACAGATAGCATAAACTGGTTTATCTGTACCAGAAACATAATCAATAAAATGAGTTACTGTTCCATCTGATGCAATCTTATCTACATCATATTCATCCCTAAGCAAGACACCATCATTATTGTTCCACTTTATAGAACGTAATTGTTGGTTTGCCCTGCCGTTAGATTCTATGGCACCAGTAGTAATATGTTCAGCGTCTACATCATTAAGTAAAGTTACTTGTCCAATGTCCCAGACATTTAAACCTTTAGACTCAGCATAACGATAGTGTTCAGGTGAGCCAGAGTTAGATGAGGTTGGGTCATAGAATGTTATTCCATCTCCATAGTGGAAAGATGACTGACTTCTAATCCACCAACCAGTTAGGCTTTGCTCACCAGGTTCGGTTTGATTATCAAATTGGTCTTTACGAAATGGAGCAGTCTGTCTAATGTACGGTCTTGAGTCGCTAATAGCATAGATAAAAGGCATACCACCAATAGCAGTATCATAAGCAATATCTGTGTTCTGCCAGATTGATGTTGTTGCATCAATACCAACGTTAACAGCAATTGCACGGGTAGCACGACCTTCGGTAATGTCACGATTAGCCACTTAAACTCCTTAGGTTTCTTTTTGTTTTTGCTCCGTTTGTTTCTTGATTTGGTCCATAGTCCAGTAAAGGGCGTAGTAATCAAAGTCAAGACTGAATCTTTTAATATGTTTAACTAATGCTCCAGTATGTGCGTGAAGCGGAATACCTGCAGCCTTCATCTTTCTAAAGAAAACAATATCCTCACCAATAAATTGGTCATCTTTCGCACTACCTGCAGTCTCAAGGAACATAGATTGATTAGGGTGTGCTTGTCTCATCTTAGGAACTATTGACTTATGCATAAGCACTAAGCCAAATCCTGCTGCGTCACACTTAACTACTTCATTCTCTGGTAGTGGGTGTAAGTATTGAATCTGATACTCAGAGACATCATTAAACAGAACTGGATAAGGTTTCATTAAAGAACCCTCATTGTCTTTAGATATAAAGTAAACACCACTTACTACTGGTCTGCTAACTTTATCTGCGGTCTTCCATAGTTTCTGCATTACATCAAGAGTAAGAACTATGTCTGAGTCAACCCAGAGTAACCAATCTGTCTTAAGGTTATCTGCCCAGTAATCAAATAGAACTTGTCTTTGTCTACCTATCTGGTTGCCTTGCACTCTAATACTAGAAGCCAGTCCAACACCGTTGGCTGGACCTGCTAGTGCTGCAGTCATTAACCCTTCAGTAAACTTACCATCAGTTATGCCATTATCGCACCAACCTATTGCTACTGTTTCATTTGGTCTTATCATTGTGTCCCCTTAGATTAATTCGTGAAACTCTAACCATTTATCCTTGATGGCGTCCCACGAATAAGTTTTGTTTACATACTCAATCTGTGCTTCTGGATTCCAGTTGCCAGACTTAATAGTATTTATTGCTTCAGATAATTTCTCTGCAAATATTTCTATGTGTTTATCATTGTCTGGTTTATATGGATAGATAGTTGTATACCCATTAGATACTTCAGGTAGTGCCCCTATATCTGAAGTAACACATAGTAGTCCCGCACTCATAGCCTCTACCTGAGATATGCAAAAGGTTTCAGGATAGGTAGATGGATAAGCGTGAATATGTGCTGCTTCATAATGTTTACGAACTGTATTTTTTGCACTAAACCCATAAAAATTAATCCTAGGGTCTGGTGTTAATTCAGAAAATTTATCAGGATTAAAACTTCCAAATACATCTAACTCAAAATCTTCTTTAACTAATGGTAAAGAATTTAATAATACTGCAAGCCCTCTGTCTGGACTAGAAGTATTAATAAGTTTAATTTTGCTAGGCTTATTAAATTTATTTAAATCATACCGTAAAGGATTAATAGCATTTGGAATTACATATATAAGGTCAGGGTCAACATTAAGTTGGTCTATTATTTCTTGTTTACTTGATTGGGAAACTGTAACAAAATATTTTATTTTATCCAAGAATTTCGGATTACGTAAAATTCCTAAAGCCTCTTCAGTGTATTGTGAAGGAGTATTATGTATCCACATAATAATTTGTTTAGTAGAATTATACAAATCGTTTTGGTGAGGAACAATTCCTGGCACTACAAGTGACAAATAGTCTCGCAATTTTGGAGTGTGGGGAAGTATTTTTTCTCTAAAGTTGCGAGCCATATATTCGGTACCACCAGATGCTTCTGGGTTCCAGTTAAATGGCTCGTCCACAATTACTGTGTTTCTGTGGTTTCTACAGGAGGTTTTAACCACTCATTAATTATATCAGTAACCCAAGTTTCAGCAGCCTCTTTAGATTTAAAGGGTGTTCCATCTGGATCGTCTGGTTGAAAGAAAAATGGTGCATTATTTTCATACACGTTTTGTGTATCCCATATGCGAACTGCATTTTGTTCATCTATTTCATATTTATATCTGCCAATTATTGTCACGGTTTTATTCCTTCCCAAGTTAGTTTCATCATTTTATTGTGAGTTACCCGTACTGTCGGGTCAAACCATATATCATACCCTAAGTCTGTTACTCGTTTACACCAAGATAAATCTTCACCCATCATAGGAAATGAAAGTCCATCATCAGTAGTTACTATTGCTGATTGGAACCAAGGTCTAGTCATAGATTCAAATATACCAGATTTAACTGCAAGAAAACCAAAACCACAACCTGCAACTTTAATAAGTTCAGACATAGATTTAACTTCATCATAGGTATAACCTATTTTTAATAATTTAGGATAAACTGTTACTTCACCTGAGCCAAGAAGATATGCTCCAGTTATTATATCTTTATCTGATTTAATAAGAGTTAAAGCATCTTCTGTTGTAAATGTAATATCTGAATCAATCCATAAAATTTTATCATATGTTATGGCTCCCTTAAAAGGACGTTGTTCATTTATTTCATTTTCATTATTACCATTAAGTGTCATTTCTCTAGCATCACCAACGTGAGAAGAGTACTCACTAGACCAAGCCCAAGTAATTTTTTCTTGATTTAATTTATCAGTTAATGCAAGTAATGACTTTACATAAGAACTCATTAATGAATGACCAGGAGTAGCAATAATTACATTAACGTGTGACACTAGTTTAATGCTACCGTTTCAGTTTGATTCCAATTTACAAAAGCATCTTCAGCCGTACCTGCTGTGTTACCAAAATGTGAGGTAACAATACCCACGTTACCCCCTGCATAAAATTTATCATTAATATATTCAACTACACTTATATTTGTAGTACCAAAATTAGGGTTACGTAATGTCCAAGTAATAGCATCGGTAGAACTTGTCATTATGCCGCTAGAACCTGCTGCTACATAATAGTTATTACCATATGCAACTGATTGTACAGTACTAGTACCAAAACCAGATGTTCTTTGAGTCCAAGTAATACCATCAGTAGAACTTGATATTGCACCCTGAGTACCACCCGCTACAAACAAACCATTACCAAATGTAACTGATTGTATACTACTACCACCAAAACTAACAGTACGTGTAGTCCAAGTAATACCATTAGTAGAGGTTTTTATAGCAGGTTCATCAACGCTTGCTACGACTTGCAGTTCACCACCTGCTACATACAAACCATTACCAAATGTAAGTCCTCTAACAATTCTCATACCGCCAGAAATAGCACGTGTAGTCCAAGTAATACCATCGGTAGAAGTCCAAAGATTTGGTGAAGTTCCTCCAGTATTACTTCCTGCTGCTACAAATAAGTTATCGGCAAAAATAACGTCGTTAAATGATGAATCACCACCAGCACGTGTAGTCCAAGTAATACCATCAGTAGAAGACTTATTGTGGGTATTACTACCAACTGATACGTATACACCAGCACCGTACGCAAGTCCATTTATTTGAGTACTTGTCGTTGCTATAACAAGTCTAGTAGTCCAACTAATACCATCAGTAGAAGTTGATATTGCAGCCTGATTACCACCTGCAACATATAAGCCATTACCATATGTAAATGAACGTATAGTACTAGTTTGATTTACATTTCTAGTAGTCCAAGCAGTAGTTAATGAAATACTAGCACTTGAAGCGCTAGGTAAGTTAACCATATAACCTGTTACGGTTGAAGCAATATCATCTGGATGTGCTGATACTATCGTAGAACCAACTGTGAAACTAAGTACTGGACCTTCTAAACTTACATTATAAATTCCTGTAGTAAATGAATAAGTTAATGTTCTTGGTGTAGTAGAACTAACTGGAATATAAACAGAATTATTTTTGGGAGGAGTTACAACAGTTGTCCAAACTAATCCAGATGTTGTGCTTGAATCAGCAGCAAGATATAATCCATTTGTACCAGCAGTTAGTTTAACTACAGTATCATCTGCACTACCTACAATCAAATCGCCCTTGGCGTCTATTGTAGATTTAGGTACCGCAGCATTTGCTGTAGTCTGAGCAGAGGATGCTGCAGTATTTGCAGTATTAGCCAAATCATAAGCAGACTTAACTGAGTTAGGTGTAGCAGCATTTGTAGTAGATGTACTTGCAGTTGAATCCTCAAGTTGTACAGCACCCTTTTGAGCAGTAGTTCCATCTTGAATACCAACGGTTACATCACCAGATGTTCCTCCACCAGTTAGCGGAGAAGACGCAGTTATGCCAGTAATGTCTCCAGGGTTAGGTGCAATCCAAGCAAGACCTGAAGTGGCTGCTGCAGATACTGAAAGAATATAACCATCAGTTGCTGCTGCTGTAAGAGCCACAGGGGTAGATGCTGTACTTGCTGATATTAAAGAACCCTTAGCAGTAAGGATTGATTTATCAATAAAGTTAGATGTATCTGGGGCTACTAAATCCCAAGAAGAACCATCATAAACTTTCATTGCTCCAATTACAGAGTTAAAGTAAAGAGCACCAGTTATTAAAGCCCCACCATCATTATCTACTGTCGGGTCAGAAGTCTTACTTCCTAAATATCTATCATCAAAGGCATCATAAGACGCAGCAGCGCTTGTTGCACTAGTAGCAGCAGCCGTTGCGGAAGCAGCAGCGCTAGTTGCGCTAGTTGCTGCAGCACTTGCTGAAGTAGCAGAAGATGTGGCTGAGTTAGAAGCAGATGTTGCGGAAGTAGCAGCAGCAGATGCTGATGTGGCTGAACTTGTAGCACTTGTTTCGGCTGACGTTGCACTTGTAGAGGCAGCAGATGCTGAGTTAGATGCAGATGTGGCACTAGTTACTGCAGCAGAAGCAGAGTTAGAAGCGCTGGTTGCTGATGTGGTTGCAGCAGTTGCTGAGGCTGACGCAGAAGAAGCAGATGTAGCAGCAGCAGTTGCACTTGCAGCAGCGCTGGTAGCAGAGGTTGCTGCTGATGTAGCGCTAGTAGC